CTTAGGTGTGATGGTCGTCGAGCACTCATCCATATCCTTCTGAATGTCCTCGTAGTGCTCATCTAGATAGTCTAGCACTCCGTCCTGGATAGCCCATTCGAAGAAGTTGAGCTGACCAACGGTCGTGTTCATGCCAAGGAACTGGATACGTTTCCAACGGCAGAAAGGATCAAACATCTTCTTAGAATACGCCTTGAGGTGAGCTTTATATGCCAGGTAGACGATCACGTGACGCCCACTGTCTACAACGTATGAGACGTTATACTTCTTTGCATAGTTGGTCACAAGCCAGTCGATGAGACGCAGACTGAGCTTGGACTCCCCTGAGATGATGTCACGAACACGGGACAAGTGACGGGCGTTACCATAGAACGCAGACAGGCGATGCAACACGAGTTGCTCTTTGCTTTGGATATCTTCCATATGTGGACTGCGGTTGTTCATTGAAAATGGGTTAGAGAATGTTGAGTAAGAATATCCCAATGAAGAATACCACAATGCAAAAAATCATAGCCGAGCGTGATAGGGGTGTGGATCAAGAGTTCAAGTCGAGCATGGAAGGTTGGATGGCAATGACTCCAGAACAACGAAGCAAGATGAGGATGGATACATACACAAAGCATCGCGATGATCTCATGACCCCTTCCAAACTCACTGCAGCCTATATTTGCTCCAATGCTGGAACAGACCTGGACGCGATCGAGCCGTTTACGACAGAGCTCACGGGTATCGTGGACAAGATGAAAGAGGAGATGGCAAATGAGATGCCTATCCTAGAAGGAGTAGAAGTACCTGAATATAAGCAAAACGAACTTTCGGACGCTGAGACCAAAGAGTGTCAATGGACGACAGACTTACAGAATGGCTTCTCGACAATCGTCCTTACACCCACCTTAATACCCGGATTAAGCAATTCATCCTGTTCTGCCAGGCACAACAGCCCGGTCTTGGGTACACTCGGCTCCGCAAGCTGCTCTTGTCCCTTACAGACACCCTCATGGCAGGGGACTTGGGCCGACTGTGGATGCGTGACCGATGCTATGAACGAGTCCTCCGAATGTACGGTGCCAATGATCAGCGAACTGACGCATGGCATGCCAAGCGAGGTGAAATGATCACTGCTTCGGAAGTCTATCAGATCTTCGGGACAGAAGGCAGTCGCCGTGAAGTCATGATGCGCAAGCTAGAACCTAGGGCTCCTACCGAGGGGTCCAACCCAGTACCGGCTCTCATCTGGGGGACACGCTTTGAGCCGGTGGCCAAGCGTATCTACGAAGAGCGGACCAAGTGTGAAATTACCGATGTATCTTGTGTCCAACACCCCATCTACTCTTTCCTGGGTGCCTCTCCAGATGGACTCATCGTTCCGACGTTCGACGACCCACGCCGTTATGGGCGACTCGTTGAGTTCAAGTGTCCGATGAGTAGAAAGCCGAGTGATGAGATCCCACCAGGATATGTCCATCAGATGCAGATGCAGATGGAATGTACGGGGATTGATGAATGTGAGTACGTGGAATTCAGATTCAAGCTCGTCAATTATACAGAGTGGAAGCGCAGTAAAGAGACGAAAGGCTGCTTTGCGGTGCATGACAACGGAAAGGTGGACTACAACTGTGACTGCGAGTGTGAACCAGAGGGTGCTCAGGTCCTCTACTGGATCCTCCAAAGTATCAAGGAGGACTTTGTAAAAAAGGACCCAAACTGGCTTCCAACGGTCCTCCCGAAGCTTCAGGAGTTCTGGAATGAGGTCCTAGAGCATCGCAAGAATGGCACGAAACCAGAGGAGCCAAAGAAGCTACCGACTCTTGACCTCTAGACCTAGCCTTGCCATCGTATCATTGTACAGCTTCTCGGTGTACGGTGTCTGTGGACGACACATAACGAGACCATTTTTCTCACTCACATGGTCGCTGGACTCGTAAAACTGCTTGAAGGCAGGGAGCCATGACCCGCTCTGCTCTTGTATGTCCGAGTACCCTTGGCCATAGAAGTGCATAAAGTAAGCACGAAGATACTTAGTCTTTTGTATATCATCGAGGCGCCCATATTGCACATGAAGTGGGAGTTGATGCAGGACATGCTTGCTCAATGTATCCTTCGTGATAAGAGTGATATCGCAATCTGTGACGCTCTTCATTCGCTCAATAGTCTGTACTTGGGCATCTGACAAAGGCGTATCACTTATCCAGAAGCAGAAAACTATGGGACGGATAGTTGCTTCATAGGCTGAGTATGTTGGGATATACGAGGTCAGTGGATTGGCAATGTATGCGGAGTGGACATCGGAGAGCTTCAAGACGCGGCCGCAGAAGATACTGTCTGCACGAAGAAGGTGCTCGACTTCTTCTGGGAACCGTACACGGTCGAAGATACTACGACGGAAAGACACATGAGCGTGTTGAATAGGAATCATTTCTAGCCATGGACGTGCACCTTTCACCATGGCACATCCAGTTGGAGATGTCTGGAGACCATCGTAGAAAATGAATGGGTTTAAGCATCCAGTAGACACGGGTCCCCATGTAAAGGCATGAAGCACGATGTCACATGGCTTGGTGAACGCCTGGAGTATAAACTCTATACGCTCTGGGTGCATCGTATCGTCCACATCAATCATGGTTATAAATTCCGTGTCTGCATGATCCACTGCGCGATTTCGGTTTTCACCTGCATTCTTTGGCTCTTGGGTTGTGAGAACCGTTACGGGGAACGAATAGCCATCATACCGAAGAGATGGAAAGATGGTACTGCTGCATGAGACGATGACCTTGGTAGGCTTGATGGTTTGTGCCTCTATGGAATCGAGACACTTGCGGAGGTGTTGTAGGTGCTTTCCACAACTTGGTATACAAACGGATATACTCATTTGTAATACGTTCGGCTATCCGTGTCTAGGTTTGAACGATATACATGTTGTAGGAAATTTACGTATAAACATGCCGGTTACATTCGTCAGTGCGTTCTTGAACCTGCACGAGACCCGACCTGTGGACAAGAGCGTGGAGAGACATATTGAATTGTTCAATTCTCTTCAGTCGACGGGAGTTCGCTTCCATCTCTTTCTTGATGCCGACTACCGTGGTCGCGTGACCCTCCAGAACGGAGTGATTGATTATGTTCGTCTGGAAGATTTGGACACTTACAAGTCCGCACCCACAGGTCTACCTGAGAACAGGAATATAGATCACGACACCCGCAACTTCCTTATCCTCATGAATGCCAAGTCTGAGCTGGTCCGGCGTGCTATCCATTCGAGGATGCATACAACCAGCCATTATGCATGGATTGACTTTGGAATTAACTATATATTCCGGACTCCTCACATTGCGATGCGGCATCTCGTAGAGATCTCCAAGACGGAGTATCCTACCAAGTGTTTGTTTATTCCAGGTTGCTGGAACAATCAGACAGACTTCCTCGACAGGGTCTCCTGGCGATTCTGCGGTGGATTCTTTCTTGGTGACACTGCATCTCTTCTCGAACTTGATGGTCTCTACAAGAAGCACTTTGCAAAGCTTCCATATTTGTCCTGGGAGGTAAATGTGTGGTCTTGGTATGAGTCGAAGTTGGGATGGGTTCCAGATTGGTACAAGGCTGATCACGATGATTCCATGCTCAATGTACCATATACAACTGGTATTGTCCGCGTCCCGTCCAAGGTACCGCTGTATTGGTCAGGAGGATACAGCCACTGTCATGTTGGTTCTTCAATTGAAAAGTATGTTCTCGAGGTGATCTCCCGTCAGTCCAAGAAGATATCTGCTATTTTTACCCAGTCTGATGGACTCATCGAAGATACCATGTTCAATGAGATGATTGCATCACTTGGTCGAGAGGACAAGGCAAACACTCCAGCTGGCAAGATCTGTGATGTCCTTGAGGAGGAAAGGCGGCGTGGTACGATCCCACTCCTCTGCATGCTCTGCTCTCGGCGGTTTCAGCGCGATAACCTGCTCCTCCTCCCACTAGACGATCATACATTCGACGCAGGTCTATCCGCTGTGCTAGCGAGTGTCCACAAACCTGCCTGGAAAGATCGTAAACCGATTGCTTTCTGGCGCGGTGGATCAAGTGGTTGTGAGCGTCCTACACTTCGGTCACGTGTTCTCGATTGCTTATATGATTTTCCTCTTGCTGATGTTCGGTTCACTCCTGGAGGCTGGGACTTTAACGACAAGGTACTTCCGCCTAAGTACTTCACTTCTGAGCGTGCGAGTATCGAACAGCATGTAGAGAATAAGTATATCTTGATCGTTGATGGGAACTGTATCGCATCTGCCCACCAATGGGTATTTGGGTCGGGGAGTGTACCCATTATGATTACGCATCCAGAGAACAACTACTGGTTCAAGGACTATTTGAAGCCCATGGTTCATTATGTTCCAATCGCATATGACCTCAGTGACCTCCAAGAAAAAATCCAATGGCTTGCTGATCACGACGAGGAGGCAGAACAGATTGCAAAGAATGCCATGCTCTTTGCAAATACTCACTTCACGCCTGAGTTCCAGCGTGCATATGTCGATAAGGAGATCAATCGGATTATCAATGGAGATGGATCTATGCTTCGAAGCCGTTACGAGGCAAAGTGTACAATCCCCTGTGATATTAACGAGCATCTCCCTACCCTTCTCAAGTATGCTAAAAAGTGTGACTCAGTAACTGAGTGTGGTGTCTGTAATATTGTCAGCTCCTACGCTTTTGCCACTGGACTTCTAGGGAATCCTAACGGCGTGTTCATGATGGTAGACCCCTACCGGTCGCACAACATTGATATGTTTACGGACATGTGTCAGCGCGAGGGAATCCGAGTCAAGTATTTCCAGGACAGCGACCTGACCTGCCCCTGTGAGGACACAGATCTCCTGTTCATCGATACCTGGCACGTCTACGC